GTTATGTGTAGATACACCAGTAATAGGTCTGGGATCAAGAATGATACAACCCCAAGGATGTATGTCATGTTCAAGTAGTTTAGGGTAAGCATGTTTTACCGTCACTATTTTTACATCAGGATTTTCAATGGTAAATTCTTTTAACTTTTTATAATCCATATAAGGTCCAGCAGAAATAACAGCAGCCCTCTCCTTATGTGCAGGATGTTTGGTGAGCCACTTCTTGGGATCAATCAAAGTCATGTTAGAATTAATATTATTCTTTATGTAGTCTTTAGGAACACAATCTCTGGGATGTACTATGATAGGTACTCTCTTAAGATCTTCTGGTATGTCTTCTAACTTAGAGTCATGAAGGAAAACCACAAGATGAGTATTACCACCGCCAACCACTTTGTCACCTGAAGGTAATATATATTTTCTTGTTGCGGTAGACTCGTCAAAGTTAGTCCATCCATCTTCCGTTGTTTCCTGTGCATCCACTTTCTTTGTAGGAACATCATCAAATACATGTTTAACTCCTTGATATTTTTCTGGAGGAATGCCTTCGTCATCATCCGTAGTAAAGTAATGATCAGCTACAACTACTGGTACATGCTTAAGAACTTTATATTCTGCTTCAACTGTTTCCCGGCTGTTGCCGCTTCCCATCAAGGCAAAGTTAACATCACTTATTTCCTCAGTCTTTAACATGCGATCAAGAGTTTCTCTGACATTCCCTTTATATAATTCAAAGGTAAACGTCTTGTCTTCCTTATCCTTTATGTGCTTTGTAAATTCTTCCAGCCTGTTTCTGACAGCCTGTATAGTATTGTGAGGCTTGACATTAAACTCTATATGATCTGTCTCTGTCGTTCCATCCTCAAATAAATCAAAGCCAATGTAATGAACCTTATCTTTATGTTTGAATGCAGACAGGGCCATCTCAATAGCTCTCCCTCCATTCCATGCTCCGCTTTCCAGTATACATTCAGGCTTGTAGAACCTGATGATGTCTGCCAGTTGTCTGTATCTATTGGGAAGTATGTCAGGAGATGTCTCAGTATCCGACAATTTAATAATACGTTGACCATCCTTGTCTCTGACAGCCATGTTCTTTCGATCTTCCAGACTGACAATCATCTCAGAGATAGGAGAATGTTCAGGATCAATCTCATGTACTTTCATGCCATGAGCTTCATAGATAGTTCTTAACCTATTTAGAATAAAAGTATCATGCCACTCCCTGTAGTTGGAGAACTCTCCTGAAATAAAAGCACCCCTTAGATCTCCCAGTAAATCTACTGGAGTTTGTCTGCACAAATTATAGGCAGTTAGATAAGAAGTATCCTTTAAAGTAATCATGTCTACCTTATCAGAGTTCTCTGGAAAAATAGATTCAATATCTTTAACAGACACACTCTTGGTATTAATAGAACTAGGATCGAGCCAGATTAACCAGCAGTCACTGCTCTCAAAGGCACACTCAGTCAGAGCTATAACTTTAGGAACAAACTTAATAGGATCTAGTATCTCATTGTAAGGAATAGTATTACCTTCAGTACCATTATGTCTACTAAACTCTTTTATAAATTTAGGATAGTCCTCTACCTCCATCAGGTTATGGTAGTGAATGTTAGGAGCTTTGGGAAGAGAATAGTTCGACAGATCAAGATTGTAGTAGTAACAATGAAACTCTATTTTATTTTCCCAGTTATCTTTGAACTCACTAAGAAGTGTGCTGGTACTCTGTTGAAGAAAAGCCTCATCAAAGGCAGTTATAATTTTATATTTCATTTACTTTATCTTTCAATAATAAATAAGAATAATCTACATTCCATTCGGCTGCATATTGTCCATCAATAGGACGCTTAACACTCCACTCTTTAAACCAAGGACCACCAGTTGTGAAGTGTACATTCTTTGGCTTTACTTCTTCTGGTGAATGACCATCAAGCCAATTCCATTCTTCATGTATACTGCCTACAGCACTGTCCTTATCGGGCAACCATTTAAATTGATGTAAGTAAGAACCAGATTTATTATTAACTTCCAGTGGTGTCAGCTTTCGATTGAGTTCATGTCCACAATTCCATAGTACCAGACTAGACCAATTCTTTCTGGGATAAGTTGTCTGCTCTCGACCATCCATCTTGTACTGATCAAGGGGTTCATACTTATGCTTCACACAATAAAGAGGAAAGAACTCGTTATCATACTCCTCAAACAATTCATTGATATCTGTGCGAGGATACATATCACAGTCTATATATAAAGCCCATCCTTCGTACATCATCAAGGCTGGTATCAAGAACCTGCTAAAACTAAACTCAGTTGAGAAAGGTCTTTGATCTATCTTATCTATGTACTGTCCATTGACAATCTCGTAAGGTCGGTAATGCATTCCCATTAATTCAAGAATATCTTTCCTAAGAAACTTAATATGAATAGGTTTAGGTGAGTTCTCTTCTATAATATATTTTAATACAGCACAAGCAGCTTTTTCTTTAGGATCATAGCCTATAAAAATTGTATTTATTTTTTCATCTTTTCTCAAAGTAATCTCCTTATCCGTATTTCAAAACCAAGTATAAAAATCCCCAAAGAAGAAAGAGGTCAGCGCATATAGACCATACAATATATCCTTTTAGTATCCATCTACCTGTTTCTTTTATAGGTTTTTTCATTTATCTTTTTCCATAAAAAGGGAAGGTACTCAGTGAATACCTTCCCATCTCCTTATTTAAATTCAATGAGCTTCGGCATTTTATCTTCTGGAATATCCTGTCTGAGCTTGATGATAACCATCCCATTTTCAAACGATGCTTCCGTGACTTCGATATTCTCTGCAAGATCAAACGTCTTTGTGAAAGCTCTGCTTGCTATGCCTTTATGTAGAATGTTTTCGTTGCCCTCCTTTTCAGAGTTGTTTCCACTTATGGTTAATCTTTGTTCTTCCTGAACCACTTTAACTTCTTCCTTTGTAAAGCCAGCCAAAGCTAATTCAATCTTGAACTCCGTGTCTGATTCCTTAATCAGGTTATGAGGTGGATAACTTTGGTTATCGTTGTCAGGCATATCCATTATTCTTCTGAACAACCTGTCATAACCTATAGCCCTTCTCTCAAAGTTTGCAAGAGAGGGTGTGTTAAGAAATTTCCAGTTACCTTCTAGTCTTACATTCATAGCATTCTCCTTTTCAGCAAGAGGTTATGGAACCTACCATTAGCATTCCATATATATATTATACTATACTTTTATTTAAATAACAACTATTTTTCTAAATAAGACAAAGCTTTTTTAATTCTTGTAGGATCATCTTCAAACATTCCTATACCTGTATTGCAAGGATAACATATCCATCCTCTAAATTTATCTGTAGTATGGCAGTGATCAGCAGCCCATGCTCCTTGGTTTCTCCTGCCAAATCTTTTTAATGCTTCACTATTTCTATTACAAATAGGACAAGAGTAATCATCGGGGGGATGAGGTTGCTCTTCTCTTATACGCCTACTAACTCTTTTTAATGCAGTACGACATGCCGTACATCTAGATTCTCTATAGTTATGTGCTATACCAGCAAAAGTAAAAGAAGTTATAGGTTTATATTTATTACAGGCAGAACATTCCTTTCCTTCTCCATCTGCTTTGTCAAAATTATATGTATCTTCAAGATCGAATAGTAATAATTGATCGGTCATAATTAAACTCCACAAGTTCCACCTGATCCAGTGATTTCACAAATATCATGGGGTTGTACATTATCCTCAAACTCTTCACCTAATTTTTCAATAGCTTCACTGTAAGGAACCTTAGTTAAAGGCTGTCCTCCTCTACACCCATCAGGGTAACAGGTAAATCCTCTTAATCTATGAGCATACTTAGCCAAGGTCTGGGCAAAGTCCTCTACCTTTCCTTCGTTGTTGTCTTCCGTATCCCATGCTGGTAAGTTAATAGTAGAAGAGATAGACATATCCACATACTCTTGGACATTAGCTTGGAAATTTAATCTCCTTTCATAGTTAGTTACCAGATCAAGGGCAGACTCAATACTCTCAGGCTTGACCCCATAAAGTTCAAGCATCTCTTGTGCAGCACTATCAACTACATACTGGTAGTGCCATCTCTTGTTCTTCAGATACCTTCTCTTATAGGCTACAGCAAAGATAGGTTCAACTCCTGTTGATGTACCTCCCAGTATCCCTATCGTACCAGTAGGAGCTACGGCTCTGACAGCAACAGGAACAGAGATGTTGAGTGTACTAGAAAAAGATCTAGCTACCTTATCTGACTCAGCTTCGTATACCTTGAACCATCTATGCAGTTCTGGTGTGGTTTCATACTTATGTCCTCGTTGTATTAACCACTCATGAAGCCCCATCAGGCCAAGACCTAAACGTCTATTTGAATTTCTAATCTCATACACTTTCTCGTAGGGAAGTGTAGCTCGGAGGGTGCCGCACAGTAAAAACTTTGTGGCAAGTTGGACAACTTCCTGCAACTGATTGAGGTCGTCAATACGAGCAAAATTAAGGCTCCCCAAATTGCATACGTCACTATCATCTTCACTAGTAACCTCCGTACATGCATTTCTGAGGGTTTCATTTTCCTTCTCGAAGAAGTTAAACGAGAACCCCGGTTCACCTGTTCTAAGAGCTTGATGTACATTAGTCCTAAAGACATGGCCTAGATCTCCTTTCTCCCAATAGTTTAACAACCATTCGGTATCATAGTTCACACTGATGTTGGTCATATCCAGAGGGGCAGGGAAGTTGAAGTCATCCTGTTTAATATCAAACAAAGTCTTACCTGTATTTCCTACTGGCATATCGAACCAGTTCTTGGCAGTCAGAAACTTATCTATGTCATCGTGCTTCCAGTTCAAGGATGCATAGATAGCAGACCTGCGACTACCACCCTGCATAACCTTCTGACCTATAGAATTAATCATCTGCATCTTAGGGATTGGACCAGAAGCCACACCACCTGTACCTTTCAAGGTTTGTCCTTCAGATCTATACACAGAATAGTCTACCCCAATACCACCGCCTGTCATCAGACAGGACTCAGACTTCCAAGACAGGTTGGCCCAATCTTCTCTGGTATCTTCCTCTGCTTTAAGAAGGTAACAGTTATTAAAGAACTTCTTATCTCTTCCTGCATAGTAGAGATACCTACCTCCGGGCAAGAACCTGAGATTGGATATGTGATCTATCAAAGCTTCCTTCTCATCCTTACTCAGATTGTTTTGACAGACATCCTCTACTAGTGTACAAGCCAACTCATGAAAAGTCTCTGCTCCTTCATGGGAATACTTAGTATAAAATATATCTTCACTAAACTTAGATCTGAATTGTGGATTACGATTTGACTTGAACATGTTTCCCCCTCTCTATTAAATCATTAAATAGATCTTCTTGCTCACCTTCCTCTGGATATTCTAATGCTAATAATAGTTCAGCATAATGAATTACTTTTTTGATGTCTTCCTTTCCCTCTCCTTTTTTGTTATGTCTGGTGACATACTTTACAATATTAGATTCACACGTAGTCAGCTTGTTTAACTGACAGTAAACTGTGGGTTGTATAATACAATCTTTATAATGATCTCCCCCAATCTGTTTGTCTAAAGGATTAGAGGAGGGCTTTAAATTTTTTCCTGACATCTGTAACATCTCCTGATTTTATAACTTCATATGCGTAGTGTCTAACTCTATATGGGGAAACCCCAGCTTGAATACATATCTGTTCAAAGTCTTCACAGGTAGTACCAATAGAAGAAAAAAACCAAGCATCAGCTTGCTTTCTATGTACCTTTATATGACTCGCCTCTCCCTCTTGTTCAGGTTTGGTTAGATCAAGGAGAGCCTGAATAATAACAGATAGATATAATGTTTTATATGAATTTTTATTTGTTAAATCATATAGAGATTGTGCGGAAGTGAGGGAAGCAAGATCAAATTGGGACATGTTCTTGAATAGGCCGTGAGAATTTACCGCCTATATAATTATTATAAAAAGCTGGTTCATCTGTCCCTTCCAGTGTAGAAGTTAACACATTATATTTTATTTGATAGTAACATTCATAGTATTTTAAACTTCTCTTATTGCCAAACTCTGCAATAATTTCAAACTTAAAATGTTTCTTTCCAATCTTTTTAATATCTTCCGAAAGAGTTTTACTTGAACCCATATAAGATTTCCAATTGGATTCTGTTTTCTTTCTTCCCTTTCTAAAAAAATAATATTGCTTGCAACCAATGTAAGCTTTCTTATTCTTTAAGTTTGTAATACGATAA